CTTGCTATTCCAAAATAAGCCCAAGTCGCGCCCCTCCTTCCGTTATTCGTCTTTTAGTAAATCGTCGAGTTCTTCGAGCTCTTTCGCTAGGTCGTCGTTGGAACGGCTTCCGCTCGCGTCCTCGTTAACTAAGATTTGTTTCTCCGTAAGTAGTCCGAATCTACGCATGAAGAGGTCAATCGCTTTTACTGAAGGCTGTTCTCCTCCGATTAGTTTCAGTAGTTGACCGTACACCATCGAGCGTTTGTCGCTAAGGAAATCGTCAGAGATTTCATTTTTGTATGCGATAAAGTTGCGATTCTGAGTCCTCCAGGACCATATCGTCTTATATGAAACGCCTATTTCCTCCGCAATCTGCTCGTATGTTAATTTCAACGGGTCTTTGTTCGACTTTAAATCGTTATCGACAAGAATGAGTGCCGCCTTCTTTTGTTGCTCCGTTAATTTCGCTTCGAGTTCTTTCAATCGTTTTGACATTTCCGCGTCCTCCTTTTCGTAAGTTTATAAGTAATTTGGTTTCCTGGTTATCACCGATTTTGGTCTTCTAACCGCTTCTATCGCCATATTCGTTGCGTCCGGTCCATCGTCATGCCAGCGTGACCCATATCGCTCAAAGTGTTCGAGTAGTATTGCGTGATCGCGATTAAAAATGATATTTCCGCTTTCAATATCGGGCAACATCGCCTCAATCCGAAGCTCTTTACGTTGGCGTTGGTGAATCTTCTTAACTCGGTTGTGTGCCGGATACCCTACGAACTGCAACGCCTCTTTTAGTTTATCTACGAAGAATTCCTGCGCCATTTGCGCCTCAGCGCCGATTATGTCCGGCTGATAATGCTTAACTTTTTTCGTAATCACTTCGAGAAATTTATCCGGGTGAATACGTTCGATAACCGCATCGACAACGTAGACTTTTTTCGTAATTTTATGCTTAGCGACCGTTACTAGCGCAGAATAGTCACCCTTTTGCTTACCCATCGCAAAGTCGATACCCATTCCGACGTAGTAGTCCTTATGCGGGAATGTTCGCCCACTGTCGTAATAGTAAAAACGATCCGGATGGAATATTTGCGACTCCTCATCGAGAGGATTGTTCATAAATTCCGTATTGAACGCCTTTGAACCGTAGTTCACCTTTTCGAGAAACAAGTTCTGCAACGGGAATCGGTCGGGCCATAGCACTTTTGCGCCTTCGTCCATTGCTTCGCGATGTTCAGCGTAAAAGTGAAGCGCCGCTCTTGCGTTAGGTGTCGCCGTCTCTTCTTCCGCGTCCTCCATTTCGGCAAGTTCCGCTTCGGTCGGCTGATACTCCTTATAGATACGTTCAAATTCCGCCCATAAGTCCATTCGTTTAGGCCATTCGATAATTGCAGGAAATGTATTCTTAATAAAGTCGCGACGTTCCGTAAGTACGTAGTTTAGAAGTGAATCGACGTGCACTAACGTACCCATAAAGATTACGGCAGTCTGAGTCGGATCATATGCGGGCATTAAATCCTGGTTCAGCCAATCCTTCGCCTTCTGACGTAATTCGGGCGTGTTATTCGAGTCCCGCGACTCCAAGTCATCTAGTAGTATAAGGTCAGGACGTTGACTACCGTTACGGAAACCACGAATTTGCGTTCCGAGCGACGTCGCTTCCATCTTAATATTAGTCGTCGTCAAGAAAGCCTCTTCGCTGTCCTTCTCATTGCGCGTCTTTTGTTCGTGCAATATGACGCCAAAGTCTTCGCGTAGTTTCTGATTGTACTTTAGCTGACCGGCGACCCATTTAATGAACTTCTTCGACCCCGCGTTTGTCTCCGAGATAATCAGGATCATTTTCCGCTTACGATACGCGATTTCATGGACCGGAAAGGCATTCGATAAGTACGCCGATTTAGCATGACCACGGCTGGCCGCCCATGCGATACGTGCCGTTCGGTTACGGTTCGATACTGCGTCAAGTATCCGCGAAAGTTTAACGTGAAAGTCGGGCGCATCACCCATATCGACTCTACTCGTTGGCACGAGATTGTCCGGATTGCCTGGGTTACGTGCTTCCGAAAAGTATTCGTAGAAAAAGTAAAGCATGTCTACCTCGGCACGGTGTACGCGTTTTAGTTGCTTTAATTCAGCGACGTCCCTACGCAGAGAGTCTATGTCATATTCCGATGAGGTTCCGGACTCAACTCTCTTACGGAGCATTAGAGCGTGCTTAGATAGCAAGTCAATACGTTGCTGACGTTGTTCTCGATTAATCCACTCACCGTTAACCATCGACATGATTGCGCCCTCCTTTCGTGAAATTTATGTATAGAAAAAAGCGTAGAGTTTTCGCTCTACGCCGTTTTGTTGCCGAAACATTCATAAGTGAATGATTGATATTCTTCTATTGTCATACCGTTACTCTTAGCGAGCCAACCTACTAACCTATCAAACTTTTCTTGAGACAGTTCGAAACGGTTTTTATTGGAGGAAAACCACTCGAAGATATTAGCGTCGTTTTTCGACCTGTTTAAGTCACCTCGTAACGGAATCATGTTGCCGAAAGTTGTTCCGCATTGACCTGTCGCTAACGGAATAACATGGTCCCAGTGAGTGTCGGCGACTTCTCCCGTTAATGCACAACCTCCGAAGTAGGCAAACGTCTCATCCATTTGTTCTTTCGAAAAATTATCCGATAAATCCTTTTCGCGAGCCCTGCGCCTTTGTTTCTTACGCGCTTCCTTTTCGGGGTTATTGATTCTCCAGCTACGTGTACGTTCAATCTCGTATTCTTTATGAAGCTCTCGAAAACTTCGACCATACTCAGCACGGCACGCCTTACACTTCGCCTCTTTTCCGCCTAAGCCTGTTCTGTCAACGGCGTAATCCTCCAGCGCCTTCCATTGACTACATGACGTACACTCTTTTCCGGAAACTCCGTCCCGTGTTTCTAACTTTACGCGCCTCGTCTTCCGTACGACATAGTCCTTAGTAGATGCGTACACTTTGTTGTGGCATTTGAGACACTTCGCTCTTCTATTTCCGAGCCCTTCTTTATTCTCCGCAAATTCATCGAGCGTTTTAACTTCGTTACATTTCGTACACGTCTTCGAAACTATTGCGTTATTTTCGTCAACGAAATAAATCGTTCCTTTACCATTCTTCTTTTGCGTTAACACGCGTCATCACCCTCCGTAAGTGCCCCGAATGTTAATATGACGGAAAACAGGATCGGAGTGTCCTGCGTTCATTTCCGGTAGCTAATCGGAAACTATTCCGCCTATGTATATTATAGCATATTTGCGTTATGTATCCGAGAGTCCGACCGTTAGGCATGCGATTGGACGTCCCGAGTTCGAAAAATTGTGCGCTAGTTGAAAACGTCAATCCCTGTGTTGGCGGACGGTGGGCTTGGGGGATGTCGTTGTGTGTCGAAACGGAGCTATTCCGCACTGTTCACGCTTTGCACGCAATCAGCTAAACGCTTGCACGCTCGTCTGCCTCCGCCCCACCTGCCGATGTATACCGCTGTATAAACATACGGACATCATTACGCATAATGTCAATTTTACGTAATTATGTGCGATAACAAACCGCGCCACGACAACGTTCATGACGTACGCTACTAACGGTACTTATACGCTGCTTTATACAACGGCGGTGCATCAACGTTTGTAACTAAGGCCGGCGTACTATTTCCCGTGTTGGCTGCATAAATAACGGCGGGATATTCGGTAGCTGATCGTATGCCAGGCGATAGTGCTGACGTTGCTGCGCTAGGTATCCGCCATATGCCCTGCCATTATCCGACATACCCCTCGAGTTTCGACAGGGCGTCTCCGCTGGTGGCTTCTTGCTAATGCGGAGCCCTTGTCGCTGTGCTAACGGTGTGCTTAGCGTTGTGACAGCGCCATCCCTACTTACGCCAACTTACCGCAGCCCTTCCGCAATAAGACGAGTTCCTTCTATATAATAGTCGGGCGGATGTATGTGCGTAATAGTGGGCGCTTACTTAGCGTTATCTATCCGCTTTCTAAACTCCGCAATGTACTCATTTAACTGGCGAATTTCTTCGTCTGGATCGGTTTCATATTCGTC